TTCACCAACATAGCCATCACCGTCTGGCGAAGTAAAGAATCCCATTTTTGCAGCTGATACACGAGCAGCCGTAATCTCAGCCTCCATATAACCGTTAAGCATTTTTATTTGAGGCATTGCCGAAGCAGTCATTGGCACGCCTCTAGTTTGTTCGGGGCGTGTTGGCATATATGCATGGATAATTTCTTCAGCGGGTACTCTTATATGCTCTCTAGGTGATTGGTACGTATTATCATACGGATGATTTTTAAATAAATAATATGCTACAGGCTTATCATGTTTATCAACTTCTACACCCATTTTAATTCTATTTTTAGTTTCAGGATTAAAATCATTTTTTGTTTCATCTAAATGATCAGCTTCTAAAAATTGAATCTTATATTTATATTTTGAATCTGTCGGAGTTGCATGCCTTATTAAAACTTCGCCATCTCGCATTAATGCTTCAACAAATAACTTTTGACAATCTAAAAATGATTGACGACCATTCAATGTACAGTTGCCCATTTTTGACCACTGCTTAAACTCGCGCTCAATTGTTTGGTTGCCGAGAATATCTAAATTACCTTGTGAATCACGTGCTTTAACACTTAATCTAATACCGTTAGCTCCAATAATATTACTAACCATTAAATTTAAGTATCGAGTTACATATGAATCATTTCTAGCTAAATCACGGCTTCTTTCTCTTAATATTCTTAATTGATCTTTAATTTCAGCGTCTGCTGAAGTACTTGATGCTGTAAAATCTGCAAATAATCTGCCTGTATTAGCACCGGCATATCTTCTTACTTTTGAAACTTTTTTTGTTTTTTTATTATTATTTACGAATCGATCATACCAGGCCATATTTAAAACCTCACTTTGATTGAATTACCGGAATCTTTTTTATTTTTAATCCTAGCCTGTTTAATTTCTTTTAAATATTCTGTTTTATATCGATCTCTAAATGTCATTAACTCATCAACAGTTAACCTTGATAATGATCTGCCAGCAATACTCATTGACGATTGGTCCATAGTTGCTCGATTTTCAATAACTGCTTCTATTGCATCTAAAACTTTTTTTACGTGGCTTCTTACAGAACTTGTTGTAGTAGCATAATTTTGTTGTATTTCAGTAAAGCCTTCTGATAATTTAATTCTTGCTGAATCGCTTGACCTAGTAATATAAGAAACCCAATTATATTCTCCGGCTGTATATGATGTTGTGCTACTTGTTTCAATAATATATTCATCATTAGATTCTGTAGCGGTTAATGTAAAATTAGCGGCTGTTGAACCATCAACTAAATTAAATTCATAAGATAAACTATATGATGCAGTAGGGTAATCGTCTGAGAGATCAGTTTTTTTCCATGCCCAAAAATCACCGAGCTGTAATTCATTAGGCTCTGATGTTGGGTAATATGTGCTGTCGAATTTATTGGCCATAAATTAAAAATATATCTATATCCGATTATAACAAGTATTTATAAAGATTTGTTACATTATACTTAAAATTTATTTTGGTCTATTTTTATATAATTTATTCCGCTTTGTTTAAATAATTCTTGTGATATTTTAAAACTACTAATCCATTTTTCTTTAGGCTTGTTTGGAGAATAAGTAACTACTTCTTTTATTCCAACTTGAATTATACCTTTAGCACATTCATGACATATGTCTAAACCATAAACAAATAATGTTGCTCCTTCTAAAGAAATACCATTTAAAGTTGCATGATAAATACAATTCATTTCAGCATGAATAATATAATTCTTTTTTTGTTCAGAGTTTTTATAAATTGTTTGTGCATCATTAAAGTCCCTGGGAAAGCCATTATAACCTTGGGATAATACTTGGCCTTTATTACCAATAGCTACTGCTCCTACTTGAACTGATGGATCTTTAGACCAACTAGCAAATTTTTTTGCAAGTGTTAAATATTTTAAATTCCAAGAATGAGAATAATTAGACATTAACTTTTAATTGTTTTGCTGCATTATGTTTGTAGCTTGAAATAATAAAATCATTAGGATATAAATTATCAATACCTGCTTCGTAATATAATCGTACTTGTGGCGGATTAAATATTTGTAATTCATGTACAGTTTTTGCAAATTGTAAATGATTATTATAGATATGCGCATCACCTAAATTAAATATTAGTTTATGAGGAGTTATATCTAATTCATTAGACAAAACTAACATTAATAATGAATGGAATAATATATCCGAAGGAAGTCCAATCATTACATCAGATGAGCGCATATTGACTAGTAAACTCAAATGGTTATTATTAATAAATATTTGAAAACCGTGAAAGCAAGGCAATAAAGCCATTTTATTAGCGTCAATTGGATTCCATGCAGTTACATATAATCTTCTTGATTCTGGATTAACTTTAGCTTCTTTAATTACATTTTTTAATTGATCTATATTAAATCCAGAATAATTACGCCATTGATAACCATATATGGGACCAAGATTGCCGTTTTCTTCTGCCCAAGCATCCCAATAGTTACAACCTAAACTTTTAAAATCATTTGCATTCGTATGGCCGCGAAGAAATGCAATTAATTCTCCAATCACTCCTTTATAAAATATTCGCCTATGAGTAAATAAAGGAAATCCTGCTTTTAAATTTAATTCAAGATTTGCCCCAAATATACCAAGCGTACCTACGCCTGTTCTTTCTTTATCTCTTTTAACTCCTTCAGTTAATACTTTATTAACTAATGCAAAATATTGCTTTTCATTTTCCATTGTTTTTCTTTAAGTAAGCTCCGTAAAAACTCGCATAATTAATAAGATCTAATACAGAATCATACGAAGATTCAAAATTAGGATTTTTATCATTAAATGCAATTGCCTCTAATCGTTTAACTTTTGTTGAAATCATTTGTAAATACGAATGATGTCCATATGGAAAGTATTCTTGTTTAGCTTCTGAATCGTTTGAATTATAATCCTCGGCTTTTTGTTTTTGTAAAGCCGCTGCTTCACTTAATACTGAATGCATAATTTACTCCTTATTTAAAAAATCTAATTTACCAACATTATCAAAATGTTGTGGGGCTTGCCAATCTTTTGGCTTAATAAGATCAGGTAAGCCTAGCGGATTTGGCCTGCTGTCTTTAATTCCTATTTCTTTTTTCATATTAGCGTGATGCACCCGTTTCCAAGCTTTTTTAATATCAACATTAAATGCATCTAATGATCCTAATGCAATTACAATAATATCAATGAAAGCATCAACTACTTCATCTGATTCTTGATTGTCAATTGCTGTAAATAATTCGTTTAATTCTTCTTGTATAAAATTAGCCCTAAATTGTAAGTAAGACATTTTATCTTCATTATCTGCTTTGTTAATAAACCGGTATATTTTATAATACCGGTTTAATTTTTTAATATCGCCTAGCATTAAGCAGCTTGGTTAAAGTCTTCAGCTGTTAATCTGCCAGTTAAATATTGAATTGCAATGTTTACTTCCTTGCCATAAAAACCAGCGTCATTTATAAGTTCTTTTTGAAAGCGATAAATTATAGTTGATTCTTCGTCTGTACCATAATCAAGTGCTTCAACAAGATTCTTATCAAGCATTTTTATAACTTGACATACAGATTCTGATATGTTTTCAATTTTTTTTAGTAATTCGTTTCTTTCTTCTTGGTTCATAATTAACTCCTTAAATTATGTTGTTTGTTTATAATATAATTATATCGAGTTATATATAAATGTATACCTTTTTATATGTTTATTTCCAATTATTTACCCAATTTGGCCTATTATTTTGCTTAAATGAGCTTTTTTTAACGTTTTTTGTATGTTCTGCTTGTGTAGATTGATTTTTGTTGATCAATTGCTCTAAGCGATTATAATTTGGCTGAAGTATATATAAAGCAGCTAATCCATAAACAAATGTATCTAAAGCTTCATTTCTTGTAGTTTTTTTAACCCATTCAAACTTCTTAGCGCCTTTAGAGTATTTAATTACTCTTTTCTCAGATGTTAATTGCCTAAAATATTCTTCATCAACTGTTGCCGGAAAGTGTATTGTTTTAGTTTCAGATTTTAATCTTGTATAAATTGCTTCTTTAGCGGTATCTGATCCAACAGGATAAAGAATATGTCGTGATCTACCAATATATGACGGGCGACCGGCAACCGGCTTATTACTTTGTGACTGACCTTTAATAGCAAATACTTTTCTATGCACTCTTTTAGAAGTAAAAGCATAAACCTGTTGTGTATGATGGCCTCCTGAGTCAACACAAGAACAAGCTATTTTTAAAATTTTTTCATCTTCGCGTTTAAATGTCATGCCTAAATAATTGTCTAAGTCTTTCCAAACCAAATTACTTGATGGATCGCCGAAGAATACTCGATAATCTAAAACCCATGCTTCATTATTTTGGCCCCAGCCAATTACTTGCGCTTCTAATCTGTCTCCTTGAACATCAATACCCGCCGTAATTAATAAAACATTATTTGGAATATTAGTATAATCGTATTCTTCTCGCTGATTCATTAATGAGCTATGCTCGATGCTCTCTCCTGGATCATCAAACGTTTTGCCTAATGCAGTATTTACCCAGGTCTTTAACATTTCAGGTTGACTCTTAACAGCATAAAAATCAACAGCCATATCTTTCCATGATCTCCAAGGTGAATATAATTCTGATATATGAAAGCCTGCTGTTTTCTTAGTCTCTTGTGTAGCTACCCATTTACCTTGTGAAAGCATCCACATCTTTTTTGTTTCAGGTATTACCACTTCGCAATGCTTACAAGTA